GTCGCCGACGTAACGCGCGACGTAGTCAAACACTTGGCTGTCCGTCACCCTAAATGGGACGACGCGCAGTTCGCCGGATACCTTGCAGACGTTGATGGTTGTTTTGAAGACATTTTCGAGAAGACTGTGTATCGCACATCTGATGGCGCGGTATACACTCCTAAATCGTCTGGCATTATGAAGAGCGGATGGTTCTTCACCATTGGTGGTAACTCCATCGCTCAGTTAGCTGTGCATGTTATGACTTGCATTCACCTAGGTCTCTCAGACGATGAGATCCTTGCTCTCAGCATTGTTGCTGGAGGTGACGACGTGAACCAGGAACCTGTCCCTGGAGGTGTCGACAAGTACGTAGCTGGCGCAGCCGATCTGGGTATTGAGATGGAAATCCACGAGCGTGAATCTATGTATCACGCGGAATATTTTTCCAGCGATTTGCGCATGGGCGCGGACGGTCCTGAGTACTACCCTAAAAGGTGGACCAAGCATATTGAACACTTAAAGGTGATCAAGCTTGAGGATTTGGCCGACGCTTTGTGCTCGCATATGGAGAATTACCGTCATGATAAACAGAAATTTATGTTTTTGGAGGATATGTACCACAGTTTACGCGACAAGCACCCGTCGGAATTCCCGGTATCTAAACTGGTGTCTCGTGCTTTGCTGCTAGCTAAGCAGTACGGTTATGAGCACGCCTTGTGTTAGTAGAATTCCGACGTCCTGGACAAGACGGTAAACTGTATCCCCCTGTTTCACGGCAGGGGTTGAGGTGGTGGTCGGCGTAAATAAAAATAATAAATATGATAAAACAACCGATCGACACAACAACACAGTATCAAGGCAACGAAGGTGAGGATCCAACCGCACCGTTCTGGGGCCATGGTAACTACGTGGGGCCGTATTGGAGTGACGGTAAGAAGCAAAGCAGCATCGAGTGGGGTAACAAAGAACCCACCGATGCACTAGACAACTTAGCCCGAAATCATGACGCCGCATACGCTCATTATAAAGACAGACCTCATCGCGAGGCTGCAGATGCCCTGTTTGCCGAAGAGGCGCGCAAGCTAACCCAAAAATACGGGAAAGGATGGGCGGCCGACCCTAAAGTCGCCGCCACCTTAGTACAGTATGGGAACTACGCCACGCGTCAAGCAGCCAAACTAGGTGAGTACACTAAATATGGTACTAGCGGTATTGCTGGCAATTTGATCGGAGCTGGTCGTTTCGTGCTTGGCAACCTATTAGATGCTGGTAAGATGGTGAACGGCACTTACCTAAAACAGGAGAGGAATGATGTACTGAAATTTTACGGTACGGATCCTAAGAAACAAGACCGTCAGCCTGTGGCTACGGTACTTGATTTAACTCGAGGACCAAAACCGAAGAAAGTTGAACAGGAGCGTCGGCCGGAGGGTACGACTCCTGCCTCATGGAGTATTAAGAAGACACCTTCTGTGGTACCCGTGTCTACCACAGTCGAAACCAAACCTGCGTTCACCAAATCTAAATCACAACTAATTAAAGATCAAGCACAACGCTTTCGCAATTACTCAGCTCTGCATACCGCAGCTGTTGCGTCAGGAGGGATGCCTATCGTTCGGAGGAAAAGAACCAAGAAGAATCTGAACAAGGCACTCCCCGACTCCTATCTACGGAGGAGACGTAACGCCGTGCGGCCAGCATAAGGGAGGGAGGTATGGCGTAAAATAAAAATAAGAAAAACAAAGTTAAAAATCAAAGTAACAACATGGCTAAGAAACAAGTTGTCCATAAAATGGCTAAGCGAACCCGTAAAACGGGTAGCTTCGGACCAGTGTCTCAGATTAACACAGCTCCAGTCTCAGTTGGTAACAGTGTGCAAGGATCAGCTCCTCGTATCACGCAAACTACTGATGGTGCTCGTGTGGTCAGTCGGGATTTCGCTTTCGCGTTATCTTCTACGGCTGCTGCAGTCACGGGTTGGGAGCTGATCGGAGGGATGCCCATCACACCCGCCGTTCTGCCGAGTTCTATTCTACGGAACTACTGCCAAATGTTCAACAAGTTCAAAGTTAATCGCATCGCAGTTCATTACATTACTAGTAGCCCCACATCGCAAGCTGGAG